AGTGAATTATCAGATGACAGAAGCGGGCACAACTGCCAGATGTCTACTCTAAACAAATTCTGCGAGGATGGTTTTGCTTGTTCGGCATCGGGTTTTGCGATCCAGGGAATAATAATCTCAGATGCGGTATTCGTCTGCAAATCAAGTTCTACTCCAGGGTACGATGTGACACAGACTCTTCCTTTCCGATCCACATTAGTGTAACCAGATTCTGTATTATCGTTTGGTGCGTACGTGATGAATAGACGACCAGCTATGAATGGGTTCGCATTGATTAGGACTCGAAGTCGAATATCAGTTTTGAACCATTCAAAGTTCTTGATTTTATCAAATTTATTGCCTAAAACCATCAAATCATGAGGGAAATAAAATGTTTTTAGGGGGGTTTGTACAGGTGCGGTTCCTTCTTGCGAAGAAACAGGCACGAGGGCGGGCGATGAAGCAAGTATTTTAGACTGCCACATCAGGGTCGGTCTTTTCAAGAAAGCTATGATGGATGATAGTTCGTTAATACTGTCAAATTGAGAAGCTGGGGTTGTCGATTCACTATTTTGAACAACAGCAGCATCATTAAATGCAGTTTCTTCAACTCTTTGGTATACATCCGTAGTAACTTCAGTTGTCAAGACGGTCAAATTATCAAGTTCGGTTTGTTGTGTTTGTTGTTGATTAGCAGGTGAAATTACAACTTCTCCAGAACGAATCCTGGTTCCAACTACACCCATAGTTGGAGAAGAGGTTGACTATTGGCATTTGTGGGGCTGCCACGCAGAGGCCATCCCTAAATAGGGCTCTGGATCTTCGGATAGCAATTCCTAACTTTATAGTCATTATAATTAGGAAAGATCACATCCTCCAGCTCGGTGCATATCGGAATATGCGCCGAAACCGGTAGTTTCAGATCTTATTCCGATCTATGGACTCAAGGTCAGCTTGAGACTGTTGGTTGATATTTCTATCGAATTAGGCGATAACCCGTGACTATTTAAAGACACTAAGGAAATCTAATGAGTAAATTTAACCTCCTTACAAAGAGAGCACGTTTTACATCGTCGCCTGGATGAATAAGTTTAACCTCATTAAATGGAGGGCACGTTTTACATCGTCGCCTGGATGGCACGTTTAATGTCGGTGACCAGACATTTAAAATAACCCGTGACTATTTAAAGACACTAAGGAAATTAGTTGTTTATTCAATCAATATCTTGGTAAATCATGAATAGGGGTTGGTAAGTTTTACACCGTCACCCAGGTGTTTAAATAACCCGTGACTATTTAAAGACACTAAGGAAATTAGTTGTTTATTCAGTCAATATCTTGGTAAATCATGAATATGGTAAGTTTTACACCGTCACCCAGGTGGTTCTTTTGTTAAATCAATATCAAGGTAAATCATTAACGGGGTGAATAAGTTTTACATCTTTATTCCGATGTTTGCCAAATCAATATCAAGGTAAATCATCAGCGGGGGGTGGTTTGTCGAATCAATATCAAGGTAAATCATCAACAGAAGGTATTTACAATCAAATATCAAGGTACTTTCATGCAAATGCTAGGATATATCATAAGACGCCGCCTAGTCGGCAATTGTGAGTGAGAGGGTTACTCTCAC